TTTTTCAGTGTATAGGAGTCTCCACAGTACAGGACAGTGATTATGTCTGCCCCACTCTTTGTGGTAATCTTAGTACTTATCTGCCCTATGAAGAGTGTGGGGAGGTCATCCCCATCCTTCTCGTACCCCGCTTGGAGCTTTATGGTAGCCTCCTCTTTGAGGTACTGGTCAGTCTCCTTACTAACATTGTATAATGTTATGGTTGCCTGCTGGGGAGTGGCTGAGACCACATCCTTCTCATATACTATAGTGGCCTGCATATTCAACTCAGAGATCACTTGTGCATCATTGTTAGTGAACACGTAGTCAAAGTATGCTGGGTTGGAGTTTAGTGCAGGGTCTATCTTCAGTGGATAGATGTATGTAGGGCCTGCTGGGTTCTCATACACCCCCTGTACAGCACTAGGGGTCTTAGTTCTTATGGTCTTCTCTGGGTGAGCTATAGAGAGGGAGTATCTCCTCTTGTAGGCTAAGTTGCTGTCTGCCATGGTTAGCCCTCTAGGAGTTCTGCTATCTCTGCATTAGTGAGGTAGGTTAGTACGTAGGCCTTGTTGGAGCCTAGGTTATTAAAGTCTATGTTGTCGTCTGTCTGCCTAAACTTAGTGCAAACTATATCCCCAGTGGAGAACCCCGGTAACCTAAACCTAGTGAAGAAGGCTATATTCTCCACAACCTTGATCCCGAGCTTGATAGCGTTACCGGAGGAGTCATAGACATCAAACCTCCACCCTTCATCCCTACTGTTGAATTTGTACTCTATGGTGTAGGAGAGACCACCTAGGGTGTTTCTAATCTCTGAGTGTGCGTGACTTGGTACTGGTATAGTTAATGGCATACTTCCTCCGTTACCCCTAGAACCCTAGGTAAGTTATCTCTTGGCCTCTATGTACTAGGGGGTCTTGTGGCGGTTCTGGCTCATCAGGCACTGCACCAGAGATAACCTTGTCAGAGGCTTCCTTCTCTATAGACTCATCTACGTCTATAAGTACTGTCTTAGTGACACTCCGGGTAGCTACTCTTATCTGCTTAAACGCCATCTGGATATTAAAGGCTGATATAGTCCCACTGCCGTGTACCGCAGTACCCACTTCCCCGGACTGGTTGAAGGACAGCGAGGTGAACACACAGCTACTGAGTACCCCTAAGCTGCCGGTACAACCAACGGAGAACGTATTTCCACTCTTCTGTAGGGCTGTCAACCTCTCTGACCAGTGCTTGGTGTAGCTATCCCCGGAGACTAATGAGTGTGCGCTAGGCTGGAAGGTGTTTATATCAGTGATGACCCCAGTAAGGCTGGCTATCGTGTTCTTAACTACATAGTGGTCAGATGAGGTGAACCCAGCCTCCACTTTTGAGTCAGTGGTCTCCCCGCTAAGGGTATAGGCCATCCCTGTAGTGGAGTCCAGCGTGTACACCGTGCCGTCTTGAGTCAGTATGTAGTACTGCTCTGTGATTTCTGCCATAGTGGTTCCTAATTAGTTATAGCCGAGGACAACCCCATACTAGCAGCCATAGAATCAGCTACGTGCTGACCGAACTGGTTTGCATCGGCCCCAGCTGGTGCTGTGACATTCACTTCCAGCTTCTCTATAGTGGTGTTAGTGCTCTTGTCTGTGTTTGTTGTTGCTCCGGGGGCCTCACTGGGATCGCTCCTATTGATCAGTGCCATGCCACCTACAGCCACCGCCCCGAAGGCAGCAGCTCCAGCGAGTGCGGTAGCACCACCAGTAGTTAAAGAAGAGAAGAAGGCAATCTTAGCCATCTCCATCCTGATCAGTCTCAAGGTGACTCTCCACTTGACCACATACTTGAGCATCTTGGCCATAGCAGCCACGGCAGCACCAATGGCACCCCCAGCACCCATAACAAAGACGCCCCCCATAACCACACCCAGTGCCTCAAAGGCTGTCACTAAGCCGTCTGGGCCTCCAACAACGCCCACCATGCTCAATAGTGCGTTGATGACTTCAGCAATAGGGGAGAGTGCAGCAGTGAATCCAGTGACGAGTCCAGTAGCGGCTATCGCTAAGGTACCAACTAAGCCACCTACCAACTTGAGGACAGGTGCCAGACTAATGAGGATATCCCTTAAGCCCTCTAGGACTATTATAGCAGCGCTCTTGCCGCCCATGTCAGAGAAGTTCTTAACCATCAACTGCCACTCACTAACAAACCTACTCTGGGCAACGGTGATAGTCTTGAGGGACTTGGCATAGGCACCAGACTCTACTACAATACCCTCGTAGAGATCTAAGAATTTAGGTAGGAAATCAGTAGTAATAACCTTACCACTGCGTAGCATCTTATCAAGCTCTGTACCTGTCAAGCCCATAGCATCAGCAGCTACAGCCATTGCACCCGGTAAGTTCTCACCCAGCTGACGACGTAGTTCCTCAGAGCTAACTACACCCTTGGAGATCATCTGCTGGAAGGCAAGTAAGGAGAGCTTCGTCCTTTCAGTGTCAAGTCCAAACGACCTTGTGATCTTAGTCATCTGTGTGAACTGCTTCCTACTCTCCTCTGCACTTACTCCACTAAACCTCTGGGCTGATGCTATCTGCCTGAAGCCGTCTGTGGTTGCTTCTAGGCCTACGCCCATCTGAAAGGATAGATCTGTAACGAATCTAAAGTCATCTGCCGCAGCTTCGGCTGACCCTGATGCTGCCAGCATAGAGGCGTCAAGTGAGTCAAACCTAGAGGCAGTATTAAATACCGATCTACCAGCCCCTATAGCTGCAAAGACAGATAAGTAACTTCTAGCCATATTCTGCATAGAGGATGTAAGGCTATTGGCAGCAAACTTCTGGCTATTCATAGCCCTATTCTGTCTGGCTATTTCGTTGGTGGTGTCTGCCAAACCTGCTTTCAGTAGACCTAGTTGTTCCCGGTAATTTACAAGGCCCTTAGCGTCATTAGCTTTCAGGGCAGCAGCCTTGAGTAACCTAGCCTTAGCTATCAGAGTGTCGTAGTTCCTGTGGGTCTCCTTCACCTTACTTGCTATTTTACCCTCTATAGCAAATATCTCAGCATTTAACCTTTGCTTCCTGACCAACCAAGCATCACCCTCAACAGCAGTGGACTTATTAACCCTAGCAGTACGCTCTGCAGCCCTAGTAGTCCTCTCAGCGGCTGTAGCCCTCCTCTCAGCGACAACAGCCCCTTGGGTGTTCACCTTCTCATTGATTCCTGCCAGTTTAGATACTCTAGGGGATACAGCTGGGGTGAGCTTATTCTGTAAGGATACAAGCTTCTTGAGAGTCTTTTCTACATGGGCAGCTGACTTGTTGAACCCAGTTAAGTCCCAGTCTACCCCTACCGTCCAATTACCGAACTCGTCAGCCATCTAGCTTCCCCTCTTCTCTTTAGCTTCGTTATCTTTATGTACTGCTTCTTCCACTGCATCCCACATAGTAATCATCTCATCCAGCTCCAATACCTCAGGAAGGCTCCACTCCCACATAAGCATTTGTGGGTTGGTACATGCTGGGGGACAGTTCTTACTTCTCACTATGTTATAGAAGAACCACTTGGCACCAGATTCATCATCGTTGAGAGTGGATGTCCTCTCTATGTCTCTGATGACTCTCCTGACGTTGTGTGCCGTGGCATCAGATTTTGTATCACAGCGGGGATGCCTGTAACCCTCTCCATGATATACACGATAAAAAAATCTTTATAGTTCACCTCCAATGCCCACTCCAATAGGAAGGCCACTGAGGCTACATCTCCACGGAGGAAGTCTGGGTCGTCTAGGTTAATTGCTACGCCATCTAGGGTAGCTCCACCCAGCAGTAACCTGATTACTTCCTCTATGTCTACATTGCCTAGGCCACTACTGAGGAGCACACTGATCTGTGTGAATACAGACCTATCCTCTGGGAAGATATCTTCAAAGTTCTGCACACCATCCCCGACACTACCTATCGCTGGGAGTAGTTGTCTCATTAGCTTAAAGCCGAGCATATACCCCGGCAGGCCTGACATACGGTTGATGGTAAACGCTTTGCCATTAATGGTCTTACTGACAGTGCCACTTTTGGCCTCTGCTTGTGCTGCAATAGCACCAAATCCTGTACTCATAGTTAATCCCTCCGAGGGTCATTAAGGTAGTGAAGTCAGCGAGGTTAACAACTGCCTCACCGTAGATTGTGAAGTCTGTGGCAACTGTATGTGCCTGTTATATGATATTCTGTTGGAGTAGAGTACCCACTCCCTTGTCCCCTCAGAGGCTAACTTGCCAAAGGAAACATTTGGTTGACTCTGTATGATTACATCGTCTATCTTAAGGTTGAATGTCCCTGATGCATCGTCTATAGTAATGCTCCCTTGGGAGATCTCTCCGGGGTTCTGCTCTTGGTGGGCTGCTATCTCTTGGAGCCACACATTACCAAGGCTACCCTGCTGGAAGCTCAAGGTTACAGTACCTGATGAGTCGAACTTGGGGAGGACAGAGTTGCCCCCGTCTATCCCCTTCCGTACAATAACTTCCGGTGAAGCTATGTCCACCGTGACAAACGACCCACTAGAGAACCCAGTGAGGCGTGTTGCATTTCCCCCATTCCACCAAGATACTTGTACCTTAGCTGGGTTATATAAATAGTGAGCCATTTGTCAATCCTTATGTGATTAAGCTACCACCGAATGATGCGAATGTAGCCACATCCTCGTCTAACCCTGCTGGGGTACCAGTCATAATGATCTCTTCACACCACCACTCCCATACTCGGCTGTTAAGCTCTGTACCTTGGGTGATAGTTGCAGACTTCATTAGGATACAACCCTTACACTGGGCGAAGATACTACCTGAAGGATCAATGATAGTAATATCACCTACGATAGGATTGCCAGCGTCAGAGGCTGCTACTGCAGCTCCTAGAGCACGGCTAGTGTTACTACCCTGCAGGAAGTCCATGGAGAGGGTGCCAGTCATGTCAGGACTTAGGCTGATCTCCGCATCACCGTGGGCACCTACGTCACCGGGGGTGACTAGATCAGAAGTACGTTCAATAGTGATGAATGAGTCTTTAGCGAAGCCGCCAAGATCAACACCAGACCAAGAGGCCACAACCTCTCGTGCGCTATATGTATATGCCATTTATAAGCTCCTTAGCCTAGACCTTCAATTGTTAATGAACCCTGCACGATACTCTCTGTGATGGCACCTGATAGGAACGCCTCAAAGGAGCAAGTAAGTAGGCCAGCAAGTACATCAGAAGCAGAGACACCAGCTCGCTTAGGGAATGTAGTTGTGTAGGCTGGTGCTTCTTGTAGACCTTTAGGCTGTTGTGCAGTAGATACATAGGAGGACAAGACACTCTCTAATGTGCTACGGTACTGATTGATACCGCCATCAGTATAAGGGATCTTGTCCTCATTGATCTGCAGTAACTGGAACGCCTCAGTGATACGGGCTGCTAGGAAGTCACGGAACCTCATAACACCTATGCGTTCTCCACTAGCTGTACGGCCAGTACGGACAATAGCAACACCGCCTTGGTTCTGGATGAAGTTACAGTTACGGTCAGCTAGGTAACCTCGCTGGGTCGATGTGAGGACATTACCAGTGGTAGGGTCTTGTGATGCGCTCAGTCCTATAGGCTTGTTAGTCCAAACCTCTTCACCGGGATTCTTGGTAGCAAACTCAGAGATGAAGTAGCATTCAGCAAATACTGTGTCAGCATCTTGGTGGAAGATTGCAGTTGAGCGTGTACGTACATCTTCAGTTAATTGCCCAGCTACATCATCAGTAGGGGCTGTGCCAGTCCAAGCAACTAAAGTCTCAGTGTCCTGTACAGACAGGAAGTAGAGCTTCTCTAGGGCTTCAATAGTGGGGGCCATGCCAGTGACTAAGGTGTTAACGAAGGCATCAGTATGATCATTAGATGTCATAAAGTACCAGTCATTATCCTCTTCAGAGATGGCTGTAACCATATCGGCTGCAGTCTCTGTGGTAGTGTATGCGTAGGATAAGCCGCTAATATCACTAACTGTGTAGTTGTCCACTGAGGGGACTGTGGCTGATACTGTCAATGTACCTGTACCATCAACTACATCTACACCAGTTACATTACCAGTGAGGTCTGCAGCCAAACCAGCGGTAACCTCAACTGCTGTGTCAGCTAGTAGGGTTGTGTAACTACCTTCAACTGTGACATCATCAGTACCAGTTACCGACAAGGTGTACACGGTGCCAGCTACTGAAGGGTCACCCGTAGGTGTGTACGTGATTGTGTCAACAGTGCGCCTACCAATCTTGATAAGATTGGGTGAAATGTCCGAGTTAAAGAAGCCTACAGCTGCTGCATACTCGTTTGAATCTGTTGGGGCAACTGCTGCTACTTCTGCTAGTGATGTAAACGACTGTACTCGCTCAGGGAACCAGCGATGCTCAGAAGCGAAGATTGGTGTACCAAACCCCGCAACGGTTACAGCAGTGGTGTCAAGCGAGATGGAGACATTTACGATATTGTCTTGATAGGCCATCTAGTGGATTCCTCTTAGGTGATTAATTAGCTCTACGAGCCGGTTAGGGGGTTGGTACGGTGATGTCAATCTCAATGGGGGTAGTGTCTTCCTCTGAGGAGAACAACTCACCTTCTACCGTGGCAATGTTGATAACACCTGCCTGCTCATCAGTAGAGCTATCAGTAACTGATAACATTAGATTTACTTGGGATGCCTCTACAAACTTAGTTGCTAGGCTAGGGTTAGGTAGGTTGACCATGAAGGTCTCCTTTATCCTGCCCCCATCTGTGTTAACTCTTATATCGTCCATCACCCTGCCATACCTAAAGTACCCGTTGAGAGTACTGGCCATGGTCTTGGCCCCCTCCCCGTAGATAGTGAAGGTTATTAGTATGGTGAAGTTAGTGGCATGGACAACACTGAAGTCATCATCAGCCACATAGCTGTCTACTTCCCAGCCACCCTCTTCCTCGACATGGGGAATATCTACCACCATGTACGGGTAGTCTGGCTTAGATTGGTCATCAGGGTACGCCCTTAGGACATTCTTAAGACCACTGCCGGGGTCTACTGAGAGAGCTGGTGTATAGATAGGCTCTCTAGCTATAGTCGATAACACTGTAAGGATGTTGTCGTAATCGATCATACGTCTAAGTCCTTAAGTATAAAAATGTAGTTTCTATGATCTGACTGAAGGCCATGGGTGTCCCAAGCATCCTCAGCAAAGCACCTGTAAGTAAGTCCCTCTATGTTTGTTTCATCTGCAGAGAACTTAGTAAACTGGCTAGTGGTTCGTAACACAGAAGTAGTTCTTATTGTTCTGGAGTCCGTCTTGGTGTACCCTTCTGGGAGTATCTTCACTAGGTTCTTACCTAGGGGTTGGATACTGCATTGGATATCAAAGCTCTCGTCTGATACATTATCTTCGTACTTACCTGATGGCTGCAGTACCCTCTCTGTGGAGAACCTCGCAATAGTCAGAGTGGATGTACGCATTAGTCGGCTTATAGCCATAAAGCCTCCTAGGTCTTAGTGGGTGTATTAGAGTTCTTAAACCTTATGTTATCCCTAAGCTCTCCGGTGTCTACCAGAGGGGCTGTGGGGCCATCTACACCAACCTTCTTAGGTGAGGTAGTTGGGGGCATCTTATTGCTTACCTTGCCGAACAAGTCGTACTCGTTATCTGCGGTGATCTTACCGAAGTCATCTATGAGTCTATTGTTGTTGGCCTTAGACTGAGGGGCTGCTGCCCACCTATTGAATGCCGCTCTATAGGCTGGGTCTTTGAGGCCACCCATCTTGAGGATACTCATAAGGGGTCTAGGGATCTGCCCACCCAGACCTAGATGCTGTATCGCCATTAACTCTGCATAGTTAAAGCCACTAGAGTGTTCCCCATCAGAGAAGTGCCCCACGGAGAGGTGACTCTGGTCTAGGTGCTTCATAGTGTCTCTAGTCTTGGTGTGAGCCCTTCCCTTACGCTTCAGCTTGAGCTTCACAGGACTAGACATCCGGGGCATGTGCAGGCTGAGTCATAAGTACAAGTAACTGTCCCCTCTGGGTATGTAGCATTCACTGGGGGAGGGTTAACATCAGGGAAGCAACCGGGGGAGATCTGGATACCCATGCCGTATGCTGGAGAGTAGCCACCACCGGGGAGGAAAGGGCATAGCTGGGACAAGCCCCTGATATACTTACGCCATGTGTATGGGCTTACCTTCTCATGGAACTCAAGCTCCACCTCACCTACCTTATCCCGCCTAAGCCCAGCCCCATCTACATCATACTTGGCTGCATTGATTAGGGCACATCTCTTGAGGCTCTTGCAGAGCACTTCAGAGTAAAATGCGTTATCATCCTCGATACCGTCAAGAGCTATAACCTGCTCGTTTATAGTCCTTATCTGGCCCTCAGTGAGGACATTGCCTTCAGGTAAGTACAGTACCGTATCTGCATAGAGGACATCTCTATCTATTGCCATGGTGTTCCTCTCTTTATTGTAATTAACCTTAGAGAGGAGGCTCTAGGAACCCCCTCTAAAGATCAACTAACTTAGACTACTAAGCGGCGAATAAGCTGAGGATTAACCGCAATACCCAGAACATTCTTCTCAGAAGCTACAGTAGTGCCTTGACGGTCATCTACCTTACTCCAAGCATACGCAGACTGGGCTACAGTGTTAACGTAGGTACGAGTCTGGGCAGGGGCATATGCAGTACGTAAGAAGTTCTCAGCACCGATAGGCACCATGTACGCATCGTCATCACCGATCATCTTAGCGCCATCGTAAGAAGCTGCATAACGGATATAGCGGATACCATCCCGTGGGCTATCAAACCACTGGTAGTTGAACTGACCAGAGCCGAAGCCGCCAGCAGGTACACCCATACTTTGCATATCTAGTGTGTTACGCAATTCACGGTTGAAGCCTACGTCACGCTCAATCTCTAAGCGCTGTGCGAAGAAGTTCTTACCACATATAACGACAGTCATAGAGGAGTCGTTACCAGTCTTCTCTAGGTCAGTCTGCAGGTAATCAGCTTGCTCTGTGAACAACTCAATGTGATCGACACTACCTGCCAATTGCATAGAGACTTGGCCGCTACCGTTAGCACCAGCAATCAAGTTGGCACGGGTATCACCCATGACTTCAACAAAGTAGTCATAAGTTGTGTGATTACCACCAGCAGTGAAGTTAGAGTCAGTAGTTAACAAGGTAGCGATAAGCTGCTCCTCGAACTTGACCCACGCCTTGTCAACCTTGTTGCCTAGTTGGCCTAGTAAGTACTCTTCTGTCATCAACTCATTGGTACCGGGAGTCCGACGACCAGAGATATCACCGGGCTTGGTGTTGTAAGTAACACCAAAAGAACCAATGTCGTAGCTCAGCTGACGAGGCTTGTCAGTCAGTGCGCGAGGGCCGTACTCAGAGTACTGCTTACCAGCGACAGACACACCTTCGTGCTGGAGGTCATCGTGGCGGACTGTACGAGTCTGATTGAAGATAGAGTTAATCTCACCACCAAATAAGGCAGTAAGTAATTTAGGGGCGATCTGTGTGCGTTGTACGAGAGGGGAAACATCCACCATCTCAAATGCGCTATCACCGGAAACCCCTAGGGCTTTTACAATTCCGTGGTCACTCATTTATGTATTCCTATTAAGAGTTGTAAGATGGGTCAGTGATAGCTGCTTCAGCTGACTGGATAAACTGCTGTGCTTCTAACTGTGCCCAGAACAATGCTTGGTTAGGGGCTGAAGTAGCACCCCAGACAATGCCTGAGTCATTGACAGTGGCATCACCACGGTAGATAGCAGTCATGTTGACATCAGTGTTAGCAGCTGATAAAGTAATGTCAGTCCGGTTAAAACCTAAGCCAGACTTATCACCAACACTCAAAGCTACAACGTAGTTAGCCAGTACAGGTAGGTCGTCTTGGTCGGCTAGGGCAGCGGCTACAGTAAGAGAGGTACCGTCATAAATATCCCAGTTGCCTGCAACATCATCCCAGATTAGAGGTTGACCGATAAAGCCAACAGTATTAGTAGAACCACCAACGGCTACGCCGAGTAAGTTCTTATTGGTCATAGTGTCGTCACTATAAGGCTCTACACCCGCAAGCAGGTCAGATAAGATAGCGCGACCAGTAGCAATTACAGTCATTACACAGCTCCTTGGATTTTATCTTTAGCGGCCATTGCCTTCTCTAGCATGGTCTGAGGGGCTTCACCTTCTGGCTCACCACCTTCACCTTTCTCACCTGAGAGGGCTTTAGCTAATGGATTCTCTTCTTCTTCTTTAGGTGCTGGTGCTGTAGACTTGGCTAGCTCTACTTCAGCCTCGCCTTTAGCTACTACCGCATCTAATGCTTTAGTTACACTGGCCACAGCATCCTCGTCTAAGACTGACAACACTTCTGCCAGCTCTTTAGAGAGATCACTCTCTAGGCCATAAACCCCTAATTCCTTCTGGATTAGTTTCTTGGTCAAGACGGCTACTTGAGCCTCTAGCGCCTTATTTACTTCTTCAGACATATCTGTCCCTTCTATAGTTAAGTTGTCTCCCCCGGATATTTCTTCCGAAGAAGATGGTGGGAGTTCGTTGTCTGACACAAGCGATTTGCCTATGCCGGATTCGGTATGACCAAGCTCCAATAGGATGGCCTTTTGTTCTGGTGTGAGTGTTGCTCCGCCCTTCAATGACTTAAGCAACAGAGGTTCGTTGAGGAGGCTACAAGCACCCCCTTGGGAGCCGTCTGTCACTGCTATGCCAGTCACATTGAAGTCGTAGAGCCTACGCTTAGCTTTCATCTAATACCTCTATTTTGCAGCTACCCTCAACGGATAGTCCCATGAGTTCACCTTCTACTCGCTTATCCCAAGCAGCCTTATTGACATACTTGACTTCAGCTAATACAATACCCTCAGGAACTGTATTACCTCCAATCTCACACTCGTAGGGGTTTACCCAACACTTCTGAATGTGAAAGTCTTCAGTATCTGCTGCATGGAAGTAGTTGTAAGTCATACTCTCCGCAGCGATCTTATCGTTAATACTCTTAGCTAGGCTCTCAGAGCCATCCATGTCGATAGTGTCACCTACTCCATCCACATCACCGGGGGCAATGTATACTGGCTCCACTGCCACCATCTCAACTTCATTGAGCTGCTTGATGATGGGGACAGAAGGCTCCTCAGTACCTCCAAAGAACTTCTTGATTGCATTAAACATTGACTTCTCTATATCATCCTCACTGGACTCCACTACGACATGCTCTGTCGTACTGACTACCTCCTCCTTGTCCTCTGAGATAGTCACCTTGACACCATCATACTTGTATGCACTTCGGTAGGATCTGTATCTCTCATCCTCTACATCCCACAGTTCGTAGTATATGTACTCTTCGTCATGGTCGTAGGGCCACCCTGAATACATTGCATCCTGTAAGTGTTTCCATTTATCTCCAGCCGTAGCCTTACTGATGTTAATCTGAGTCACAGAAGACCCTCCATTGCATGTGAATACCCAAAAGGGTCTCTCTAATTAATTTCATTGGACATTCTCCAGTACCTTGTCTGTCTCGGTGTCAATAAGCCTACCCTTCTCATCCTCTACCATACTGGTAACTCTAGACTTCTCCACCCCACCATTCTCTCCGTTCTTCTCGGAGTTGTTCTGGTTAGTGGAGCCATTCCCAGAGGAGCCATTGGAAGTCCCTACATCACCACCTGAAGCAGCTGTGAAGTCTAGGTCGTCTATACCGTCCTCAGGGAGTCCTGCTTGCCTGTAGAGCTCCTTAAGGGCGCTAGGAGTCATCATCCCGGTACCAGCCATTCTCATAACAGCTTTACTAAGCTCATCGAAGTTAAGCTCTGAGGCTACTCCTGACCTGAAGGTAGGCATGTCCTTCCAGTTCAACTGTATGTTGTTAGCTGCTAGGAGCCTTGGGATTAATTGGGTGTTGATAACATCAACCTTCCAGTCTATAATCCTCTGTACGTATAACTCTTGGATGGTAGTCTTGCTTGAGCTTAGGGAGTAACTACCCCCTCCGTTGTCCCCAGTGATCTGTGCTGATGCACCGAATACATTAAAGATATCCTTACGCTTCTGCTCTATAATCTCTGAAGTGGAGTACTGCTTGCCCGTACCAGAGATCCCCATCATGGAGAAGTCATTAAGGTACTTACCGTTCTCATCTGTCTCTGATGACAGTAGGATGAATGTATCCTTACCTGCCACGAGGTCAGCTGCATCTTGTTGTAGTGTGGTATACTCTGTCTTGGCTTCTGTGTTACCCTCTGGGTCATTGGCCATCTCGATTAGGCCGGGGTCTACCCTAAGGACATACGCCCCACCTAAGTCTTTAGTGACACCAACGATCTCAAAGTTCTCTACAAGAGCCTTCTCCATCCAAGCTGCGTAACAGTTCTTAAGGGGGCTATTCCCCTCAGGGTTGTTCTGTGTGGGATTGTGCCTAAACCAGAGCAACTCCTCGTTCTTAAGATAAGTATACTGCTGGCTGTTAATTATGGAGTTGGTGTTAGTTATGCCACGTTCGAACTGCTTCTCTGTGGGTTGCTTAGACTTCTTAACCATAGGCTTCTGGACATACCCAAGTACATCCCTGAAGTTCTTATCGTAAACCCACCCGTATACACTCTTCTGTGATCTAGGGGCCAACTTCTTAAGGCAGTACATACCCTTGTACTGCCCGTAGTTACGTCTCTCTAGTACAATATTCTGAGTAGAGAAGCCATTCTGAAGATCAGTACAAGCATCATTCATACTCTGCATCCAAGTACCAAAGGACATATTGCGTATGTTATAGTTAATAAACTCTGCGGCCTCTTTAGCTACAGAGGAATTACTCTTGCCGGGGACTGCCTCGCCCCCACTTAGAGATAATAGTACTTGGGCATTAGATGAGTCCATTGCAGTGAACACTGCGGAGTCTAACGCCATATTGTCAAAGGTGTATAAGCTATTAGGCATGATGAGGTCTTGCTTGGCCCCATCCTGAATGAACCTAGAGCCAGTCACTTGCCGTGGCTGACCCTTCTCCTTTAAGCTCTGTGGACGTATAATGGCCTGCTTACCTACTGTCTCGGCCTTCTTGATCTCTACTGTTTCATCTGTCATAATAGGCCTTGATTAGTTGGTTACTCTGCAAGCTCACCTTTGAGGAACTTCTTAATGGATGCAGCCTTAGTTACATCCTCTGGGACAGTGAAGCCATGCTTCTCAGCAAAGGCATACAGCTCTACCTTCTTAGACAGGCCATTGAGCTCTTCTAAGGGGGATGGGCCTTCTGGTTGTTTGTCCTCTTCAGGGGTTTCCACTACAGGTACCTCTGAGAGCTCCTCAGGGGCTGCTGGTGCCTCTGCAGACTCTTCCGAGGGTGGTTGTACCTCTAAGGGCTCTTTGCTCTCTACGGGGCTCTCAGGAGCTCCTAGGGCATCCTTATAGAGGACTACCTTGCCTATGTTGCCTCGGAAGTTACGTAGGGAGGTATCATCCCTCAGGTTGGTCTCTGCTATACGCCAGCCGTCTAGGACAGCCTCTTGGATGGATAAGAAGAACTCCAGTTCATACTTGACTCGGGCTCCCTTTGTTTGGATTACTTTACGTTCTTGTTTGATAGTGTTATCTTCCATAGTTATCCCCTCCGAGGGACTTCATTGTTGCTTAAGTGATCGTTTGCCAAGGTCTTTACTTTGGCTTGGTTTCTGGGGGTGAACTTGTAGGTTCTGCTTAGTGTGAGGTAGTTGAACACTGTAGCCGTGGCATCCACCCAGTCATCTTTCTTGTGTGCCGTACTACGTTCACCATCAAAGCTATCAAGCTCTTTTAGGTAGGCCTCTAAAGACTTGGCATTCTTAAAAGTACTCTTAACTATCCTAACTAGCCCGTTCTCTGCAGCTGTTGCAAAGGGCATGAACTTAGTCACCTTAGCCTTGTTAATAGGGATAAGATCTTTCTTAGGGATTAGGCCTACTGCTGTGAGTTTTTTACAACTCTCTAGTATCTCCATCTTACCTGCAGCACCGGGATCTTGTGGCATAACTATATGACAATCTCGGCCATCATAGTGCCCTTGGGCTTCTATGAGGTTATCTCTCCTCCCGGCAGTCTCCCTGAAGCGTCCGTATATACCTGTGTCCTCATCTTTGAAGGACTCTATATAGTCACCAGTTATGTAGTAATACCCTTCCCGGCACTTAGACATCTTCGTACATGCGGTGTAATCAGGACTTCTGTCTGCTTGAGATGGCTTAGACGCTGCCTTATCATACCCCACAGCCTCTTGAGCTCCATCTGGTACATAGTCAACGGCCTCCAACCACTCCCTCTTAAAGAAGGTGCTGCCCTCTGCTCTGGCAAACCAGTTACCGTGCAGTAGCTGAGCTTTGTCAACCTCGTTGAGGCCCTCTAGGAAAGCTAGGTATTCCCTATTCTCCTTGAGCATGATAGGGTTGTCATAGATCGTAGATGAGATAAAGGTGAAGGATAGTATCTTGGTATCCCTGTCCTCATCAGCTACTCCGTACTTATCAGCTAGATAGTCAGCAGTATCTCCCCAGATGAAGTCACCGTTCTGCATCATAAAGTACCGCACAACTCCATCCCTTTCTGGGATAGGGTAGCCGTCTTCGTCTAAGTAGAAATCCTCAAGGATCTCCCTTAGCTTATGGTCTGGGTCTGGGTTACACGACATGACCATACGGCTTTTGTGCCTAGATGCAGAACGTAGCCTTGAGGTCATGTACTCAAGCTGTTCCCACTCAAACTGGCAGGCCTCGTCTACACCTATGAAAGTGTACTGCAGGCCCTGAATGTCAAACTTGTTCCTCACATGCTCCATGTGCTGCCAGCGTATAGTGGCACCATTAGGGAATGTAGCCTGCATGGGTTTCTGTGTCCAAGAGGGCCTGTAATCCTTTGGTAGTGCTGTGTATATACTCTTGGCTGTGTCTACAATACCACCTTGACCCATCAGCTGGGGTGTGGTTCTTCGGAACATTATGCAGGTTGTGTTGGGGTCATCTATATACCTTAGGGCCATTACTTGTAGGAGGTAGCTCTTTCCTGACCCAGCTGCCCCTCCTATGACCGTTATCTGCGCATCAGAGTTAATGATCATCTCCTGCTTTGCTGATGTTGGGCCGGGGATAACCCCACCCTTTTTATCGCTCATAGGTTACCTCCATAACCGTTATTTGGTGGGCCACCAAGGATTTGAACCTCGCGTCTTCCGATTATGAGTCGGCTGCATTAACCCACTATGCTAGTGGCCCTCTTGTTTGGTTCCGACAGAGAGACTCGAACTCCCAACCTGCTCATTACAAGTGAGCTGCACTCCCAATTGTGCTATATCGGATTTATTACTTACCCACTTCAAACGTCAGTGGGATATCTGAGCTCTTGCATGTATCATTGCCAGTGTCTTGTGTGGTTAGCTTGACACTCCATGTGCCTGCATAGGCTATGTCGTTCTCCAAGAATGTATACTCAACGTACTCATTAGCATTGAATGTGCCTACGTCTGTCACAATGGATATAGTCCCCACAGTCAATCCACTACCTGCATCCACAGTGAAATCCCCTGTGCTAGTCAGGGGACTATCTATGAAGAGTGTGTTGACATTGGAGCTAATATCCTGCCCTGCGTTGACACGGAGGATATTGCCATAGTCATTTTTATTGATAGCTCACCTCCGAAGGTTTAGTCTTTAACATATATCACCTGAAAGATTTATATCCCCAAAGCTGAAAGTAGCATTGAAGTCTATGTCACCAAAGCTGAAGGTTCCCTCTAGGCCTATATCACATGGGTCAGCCAACTGGGCTCCCACGATCATATTTGCTAGGGTAGTATCACCATCCTCTTGTACATCAGCTACAAGCTGTACCAGTACGTCTATGGTGGCAGTAGTTGCATCACCGTCCTCAAGGACATTAGCTGTTAGGCTAAGGACACCCTCAATGGATGCTAGGGTAGAGTCACCCTCCTCAAACACATTAGCCGTAAGGTTGGCTACCGCTTCTAGCACCTCAAGGTTAGCTAAGGTGGTATCCCCGGCCTCTGCTAGGCTAACTACTAAGTTACCCGGTACCTGTAGGAGTGCTGTGGCTGTATCACCATCCTCCGAGACATTTGCAGTCAGAGAGAAGACAGCTCCAAGGGAGGCTGCTGTTGCATCACCTTCCTCAAGGAGGCTTGCTGTGATGTTTGCTACCCCTGCAGCTACCCCTTCGAGGTTAGCTAGAGTGGTGTCGCCTACTTCAGCCACATCTGCTGTTAGACTTGCTACGGCTTCCAGAAGGGCTAATGTTGTATCGCCCACCTCTGAAACATTGGCTGCAAGGCTTGCTGGGGCTTCTAGCAGAGCTAAGGTTGTGTCACCTACTTCAGCTGTGTTAGCTGTAAGGCTTGCTATAGTCCCTAGTAAAGCTAATGTTGTATCACCATCTTCAGCAACAGTAGCTACTATACTTGCCACAGCCTCTAAGGTTGCTGCTGTAGTGTCCCCTACCTCATATTGATCAGCAGTAAGGAGGGCAACTCCAGCCACTACACCCTGTAGGTTGGCTAAGGTTGTATCGCCATCCTCAGAGACATCAGCTGTAACCTCAGCTATCAGCTCAATAAGGGCTGCGGTAGTGTCACCGTCTTCTGCTACGTCTGCTGTGAGTCCTGCAAGGAGCTCTAAGAGTGATGCTGTAGTATCACCATCCTCTAGGAGGTTGGCTGTAAGGGAAGCTATTCCCTCAAGGGTAGCTACTGTAGCATCACCCTCTTCGTTTAGGCTTGCTGCCAGTGAGGCTACAGCCTCGACACTAGCTGAGGTTGTATCCCCATCCTCTGATACGTTAGCTGCGAGCTCCCCTATTAACTCTAGGAGTGCTGCTGTTGCATCACCATCTTCTGAAACAGATGCTACCAGAGAGGCAATGCCTGCTAATGTGGCTGCAGTTGTATCCCCTTCCTCAGCTAAGTTAGCCGTTAAGGAGGCTAAAGCTTCCAGTGTGGCTAGTGTGACATCGCCATCTTCTGAGAGGCTGGCTGTTAGGGATGCTGCTGCATCTATATCTGCTGCTGTGGTATCTCCTTCCTCGGAGACACTTGCTGTTAGGTTGGCAGGTAGCTCTAGGCTAGCCGCTGTAGTATCCCCATCTTCTGAGACACTTGCTGTGAGAGATGCTATCCCCTCTAATGTTGCTGCTGTAGTATCACCAGCCTCGTCAACATCCGCTGTGAGGCTTGCCCCGTCAAAGGTATCTTCTATGAGGGGTATCTGTACTTTAGGCTTCAGTATCTGGTATGGGTTTCTGTTGAACTCTACTACTTGTCCGTGAGTCCACGCTACTCCACAGATACCTCCTACAAATGTCATGGGGCCAAGAAAGTGCCCATCTGCTACATCATCACTACCACCTACTGAGGCACCATTGACGAAGGAGTAGTCTGGGTATACGCCACCAGTGCCTGCGCCACGGCCACCGTGGTGTGTCTCATCACGGTAGAAGTCGTAGTTGCTAGTGGTGGTAGCCCCCTCTCCGTTATAAGTTACGACTAGGGTGTGGTAGTTACCATCTCGCCAAAGATTATTACTGAAGGTATTCTGCGGTCGTGCTACATTGCCGCCATTATCAAGACCAAAAGCAACCGGCCCCATCGGGCCGTTAGTACTCCTGAACGACAGGACTAGGTTGTTGGTGATACCCTCTATGACCAATACCACTGGAGTCAGGTCAGTGTAGAAGTCTGGATTACACCTGATAAATAGTGTGTAAGGCAGTGTCTCGTCAAAGACAGGTGCATCTGGGAAGTCTAGTCTGTCGGTGCCCCCACCGAAGTCTACCAGCCTACCTTCGTTATTATACCCTAACTCAGGCGTACCCACCTTCTCAGAATGTGAGCTGGATACATGGTCAATTGGTAAGTCTGCATCCAGTGTGGTGTAGAAGCAAAGACCATCAGTTAGGCCATTAGCCCAATCTATCTCTACTTCACCGGGGGGCTTCCCCATCGGGTCTTTAAAACCCGCATGTAATTTCTTAGGCAGCTTACCAATTATCGCCATTCGTTGGTGCCCCTATAGTCTTATATTATTGTGTACCTCGGTATAAGTGATTAAGCTTTACCAGCGATAGCCTTGGGTGTAAGCTCTAGCTCCCAACCTGCGACTACAGAGACTGCCATGTTGTTCTTAATGTAGAACTCGTACTCTTGGCCATCAACTATGTTAGTAGTGGATATCTCTAAGGCAGGGTACTGGACGGTAGCCGCCTCGCTCAGGTTAAACACCCCTACGAACCTATCTAGGTAGTTGGCGTTGGGTGTAGTGGCATCGTTAGTACTTAGGATATTTAGAGGCCTAGCGTATAAGGCTATAGTGCCATTGGCAGTAGAGCCTGTCATTGTGAAAGTACCAACTACGGAAGCCGACAGTACATTGTCTGTGTTAGTCCAGCTAGCCGTATCCCCGACAACAGAGAATGCGGTGGTAGCTACAGCTGAGGTAGTGTCTGTCACTGTTACAGCTGTACCAAAATAGTCTACGGGAGCCCCTGTAGGTATTGCCATTTAGATATCTCCTGCAGCGCGTTTCATTCGTGCGTCTGTTACGTGTTGTAAGATTAGTCTAGGGAAGACCAGTTCGGTTACAGTGCCCATTGCTATGGTTGCTGAGGCCATCTCAGAAGAGAACTGGCCTATGTCTATCAGGGCATTAACAGCAGCCTGTGTCTGGGAGTTATTGATGTCAATACCCGCACCCTCCAGAGCTGACATCACCCATGCTGGCTGGTAGTCCTCATGCTCTATAGCTAAGCCGCAACAGTACTCCAGTGCGTCCTGCAAGCAAGCTGCAACCGTTGCTGATGCCTCCTTGGCAATCATCACAAATGTTATCTTCCTTTCCGGGGTAGTGTCCTCTGTCATAACAGCCAAGATGTCAAAGAACTCTTGGTCTGTCAGGTTGGGATCACTATCCAAATCAGCTATAGCTACAGTATCAACCATAGGTTACACTCCGTCGTCATACGCCGCTGTATTAACCCAGTTGCCCGACATCTGCACAGTCTGGCCTGCTACGATGGTTAAGTTATCTAGTGTTACACCGTCACTGCCATCCAGTAAACCTGCCTCCAAGAATGTAGCTCCTGATGTAAGGAGCTCGTAGTGGCCTGCTGTACCTGACGCAGCTGCGTTGGTATCTGCTGTAATAGCATTGGATGTTAGTACTCCGCCTGAGGTTGATCCCCAAGCTGATACATTACCTGTAAGAGTGGCTAGGAGAGTACCAACACCACCCACACCATCTGGAGAGCCTGAGCGGATCTGTATTAGTGCGCTAGTACCACGTTGTGTGTTTAGGCCATCCATGAGGGCCGTCCTAACTGCGTCTGTTCTAAAAATTGTCATTGGTTGCCCCTGTGGGTATTAGTTTACTGAGTTGCCTGTGCTAGGCTTAATTGATAATTGGATTGTTTCTACTACGGTGTTGTTCACTGTACCTAGGTCGTCTAGGTCTGTCTGACCACCACCTACGAAGTCTGGCCACGGGGAGGCTGCTAAGGCCTCTTTCTCCGTGGAGGACAATACCCTAGGCCAAACTGCAACCCAAGATACTGATGCCTGCGCTGGCCACGTTGTGTCAAACCTAGCCCCAGCAGTAACCCTATCGAAGTTAAATGAGCTATCCTGAGCTAGCGCTGGTTGGACGTTGGATAGGCCCTCAACCTCATCAAAGATCCCTAGAGTTAAGTCAGGGGAGTTGTACTCAACTATGAGTACCCTCTCTGTACCATCCCATGTGGATGTGTTGTTTAGGTTTGTTGCTGTATTGTTGGAGGCCAAGTCACGCATGAATCCGCTAACATCACCCGCACTGCCAGAGCCCCTCAGGGCTAGGTTGCTAGTGGTCTGTCCCACTAGCCCTAATGATGCAACCGCATTGTTGGTTCCCAGATCCACTGTCCCAAAGCATCGAATGGCAAGGGTGGCGGAAGTGGCATAGGCATCTATAGGTGTCAGTGGCATTTCTATGCTGTTGGTAGATCCATCGAAATTGAAGAAGGTCTCTCCGCCGTCACCAACTGAAGTAGTGGGAGTTCCAGTCTTCACACCATCAGCCCCACCAACGGGGCTCTGATCTACGTACTCTCCACCTACCACTCGATAGGCCGCTAGGAGGCCATTATCTAAGCTCATTTCTTACTCCCCATGACCAAGCTTAGAGGAGCTGCAGTAGGTGTGCTGGTTGTACCCTTGGCACCCTTCTTCTCTTTCCTCTCGTACCTCTCTCTGAGGACTGTTAGAATCTCGTCTAGCTGGTATGATGCCACCCTAACCCTAATCAGGGGGTCTATGGAATCAGTCATAAGGACTTGTAGCTCTATGATGGCGCCCTCTAGCTCTGCTAGGAACTTACCTTGAACACCATCTGTGCGGTACTTCCTACCTTTGGCTTCTTGCTCTCGTAGGAGCTTCATGCCTTCTTTTACTATCTTGGTGCCTGCCTTCTCTCTGACTTTCTCATCGGAGTGTTTCAGCATTGTTCTTAAAGTCTTAATAGCATCATCGGAGCCCTTCAGAAGGCTCCTCTCGATTAATGCCTTGGAGGGTATCTTGTTCTTAGAAGCACCCCTCCCTAGGAGGTTACCTGATACTCCGGGTTGGAACTTGGCCATATTAGGCTCCTCTTGAATTAGGTGCATCCCCAGTACCGAATGTTATTATTACTATCGGCTCAGAGCGGAGGGGTCTCTACTGGGGACGCGATTCTTCAGGAGCGGGGCTCCTCTCTCCAATTCTTTGTACTATACTGAGCCTATTACTAGGCTAGCGTCCGAGACAGTTATACTATCGCTAGTACCATCCCCAGCAATCTTTAGCTGGACGGTATCCCCCTTAACCATCGTACCCACTTCCAGTAGGACAGGTATGGATATCTTATCTGTCTTCACTTCCACCGGATGGTAGTGTGCAGTAGCAAAGGTAGGCACTTCATCGTTGATAGCGTAAGTGAACCTATAGGCTGCAGTAGGCCCGCCCTTGAACACTGTAAGAGACCCATATATGACCATCTTAATGGGCTCAAGCCCTGTGTACTCCCAAGTACCGTCCTCTACTACCTTAAACCTCTCTATGGTTCCCTGCTGTGTTATTCCGCTGAAGTCTATGTCTGTGTAGCCGCCGTCAGATACAGAAGTAGTGACTGCATTAGCGTTAGAGATCCCCCCAGCTGTGTAAAGGCTAGACTGAATACCGGGACTATTATTAACCAACACCCTAGGGTCTGTCTGGTCTATTCCAGATGTATCCCATGTACCCGTATGTGTTGATGTAAAGGGTAAGCTCACTTGGAAGCTATTTGTCTGCTGGTTGAATACTGTACGTCCACCATCGTAATCTGTGGCTCCGTCAGTGTCCAACATTATAGTGTCGCCGTTTACTAGGGCGGTTGATGTCTCTGTCATAACTACAGAATCTACCGTGAAGTTAGCACTCTCATCCGAGCCATAGTCAATGAACAAGGCCTCAAAATAGGAGGTGCCGTCAGTGTCAGTAATGCAGAGGGTGCCATTGTAATTGTCATTAGTAGTGAACCCAGTAGCGACCACCTCTTGGCCTGAGTACAGCGTAGGGCCAGTAAATGTGTACCTAGCAAGGCCCGGAGACACTGGGGAGTCAATAACACTGACTGCAGTTGAGCCAGTAGAGGCATCTGCTACTGCAGTGAAAACACCCTGAGTCCCGTTAACATCAAAGGCAGACCCAGATATCAAGCTGGTCTGTGCCATGTTGAACCTAGACTGTGGGTTCATAGCAGGGTCTATGTGAAATAAGGATGCTGCTGAGTCAGCTTGGAATTTTATACCGGAGGCTGTGTACGCTGCTACCCTATTACCGGAGAGGGATACTAGAGGGCCTACTACAGACCCATCAAGAACCTTGAGGTTAAGTACTTCTACGTCAGCGTTGACAACATCAAATCCAGTGCCTATGTCCCTTAGGGAGCAGAACCGGAAGGTTACCCTACCGTTCTTGTTTATAATCCCTAGGTCACCCCACCCAAGCATGGAGAGGAATTCAAAAGAGAAGTAACCACTGCCAGTGGTGTCAGCTAATGTGGCAGAGCTGGTGGAGACTAGGTTTATGTTAACTAGCTCCATCGACCCCTCCCCAGAGTAGAATGTGCCAACCCCGGTGTACACGTACTGTGGTGTTGGTGCCACCCCTGCAAACCTCACAGATGCACCCGCGTCAATCGAGAACTTAGTTAGGCCAACGTAGGATACGTTGAATATGAATGTGGTCGGCGTAGTCACAGTAATGACATTCGCTACGGCTAGATCCTCTATATCAGATGCAGAGTTTACTACGATTACAGTGCCGGGGGCCTTGTATAGAGTGTACGTACCATCAGTGATATTACTAGCATCATCGATAGAGTAGGGGCTGTCAAGGATATTACCACTTGCGCTTCCCATAGGGAGGCTGTCCTCTGATATGGAGAACACCATGCCTCCTCCATCGCCACCGGAGTTGGGGGGTCTTATAGTCATCTCAATTCCTTTTGTCATGCTCATTGACTACACCTAGGCACCCCCCAGAGTCTCGGTGTAATATGTATCCTGCGTAGCTTCTCTTCCTGAGAGGCTACTTAATCTTATGTGTTATCTTGTACGCTAACAGGCATATCAACGTAGCCTATAGTCATTGCCCAAACTTCGCTCTCCCCTGCAGGAATAGACTTGATTGCTGTATTCGCGGGTAGAACCATCATTAACTCGCCCCCTGTGTCGCCATCAGATGGCTGGGCTGCAGCTATCTGTAGCCTAATAGGGGATGTGCCCTTGTTAGTTATGAGTACCGCTGTGCCCGCCGCCACTCCAGATAAGCTATTTAAGCTCACGTATGTGTTGGGCGTAACGGCCACGTCTGGGATTGTATCTGCCATAAGGGCTCCTAGATGGCTGCACTTACAGTGGTATTGTCCGCTGTGGCAGTTAGTGTGAAGTTAAAGTCTGTGCCGAATGTAAAGGTCTTACTGGATGAGGTGGCATCACCACCGGGCTTTGCTGATAGCCTTACTATAGGCTCACCAGTAGCTGTCTCAGTAACCTGTACGGAACCAGATAGGCATGTGACGATGAATGTATCATCTAATGATGTAAGATCAACTGTAGTATCAATAGCTGCACTTGTCAGTACAATAGAGGCGGTAGCCATATCAGATCCTTTGAGGGTGGCCCTCAGGGGCCTTGTAGGGAACC